AAGTCATTTATCCATTATCTGTCCTTGAACCGTGAGTGTAACAATCAGTTAAACATCACTCCTGCTACATCCCATGATTGGGAACAACACTTTTCCCGGGGGGGAGACCATATCGTTTGAGGTTGGGCGCTCAGGATTCCTATTATTTCAGGTTCCGTCATAGCACCAGGTCAATTTTGCATAAAGACCGAGCCCGTAGACCCATCGATACACAAACAAGCTTAATGAAGCTTATCCCCACATAATCCCCTCCTTGCACAAGGCAAAGGAAGGTACCGGATATCCGGTCAGTTGAAAGCCTACCCAAAGGGCAGTCAATTAAGAAAACCTTCAACAAGTTGTTCCTCAGTCAAGACCACACGAACCGTTAAATGGGCTTCACCATTACAATGATGGCCCTGCTTAACCGTGAGTTTTCGTAACAAATTTAAAGGATACGCAACAAAGTGTCCCAGAGAACGTCGCTCCCTACGAAATTTCTTAACCAATTTTATATGAAATTGGGCGACGCGTGCCAATCTATTCAAATAACTCGGAGCTTCCTCTCGGTCGTTCCAAGATAGGCACAGATCATACTTCTCCACATCACCTCTATATTTACTTAATACAAACCAATAGAGCGCCCCGTACTCGGGGTCCTGCCCTTCGGTTAGAGGGATGATTTCCGACACTTCATTTTGGGCTAACTGGTGAAATAGCCACTTCTTGTCTAAATAGTCCGGACTTACAATTTTATTCTTAAACATGTAAGACGAACGAATCAGGTCTCCATGAGAAGGAGCACCAAATTCCAATCCGAGGCCCCCGTATTTACGGGGGAGAAACCAAGGAAGATTCATCAGAAGTTTGGCATAAGCACGGGTCTCTCCGCTATCGGATGCCTGTAGACTACGGATCTCACCCCAAAAAGAATTCAAGAAGGACCGCTTAGCGGTTTCCTTAAAGAATTCTAAGGCTCGATCTTGAAAAGTCTGTGGGGCATTGAGTAATTCAAAAAGAAATTGTTTCTTATTGCCCTCATAATCGTAAGAATCTAGACTCAAGGATTCTTTATCTAGATCAACAGACGATCGCTTATAGCCGTAGCACACACCAGCCAAAAGCAACGGAACTTTACGCCATAGGCGTGGAATGTCGTTCAGACGAAAGGGACTATTGGTCCCAAACTTGGGGTCAGGTACCCCCTCTTGGAAACTGTTACACCATTCGGTGCGCTGACGATTCAGCACGTCCCCATCTTTGATGGGTACGAAAGTCCGAGAGTTCATCTGAATCCGATGACAAGAAAAATCAACCTTCCCGGGAGAGGGTATCAGCCCAAACAGGCTGCCTAATCTCTTCCACTCAGCGAAGGCATCATCGCTACATTCAAAGACGCAATCATCACCATTGATGAGAAGCGACCTCCATGCTGGAGGGTTTAGTTCCATTGCCATAGTACAGAGTGCATAATTCGCCAAACAGAGGACTGGAAAGGACGACACAGATCCCATCAGTTGCCCTCGCTTCTGAAAGAAACGAAGCTTGGGTTTCCAAGGGTAATCACAATGATTATACGGCTTGTTTTTGCAGAAATTTATCCGCCCATTCAAGCTCAACGAAGCAAAGTGCTCGTCATCGGGATGAACCCGAGTATACTCAAACCCAGTCAGTGACTTCTTAAACAATTCACGCCATGCAGGATCTTTTCTGCAAACATCGGCGAAAAAGGAGTCACACAGTTCCTCCGCCACGCACTCCGACACCCAAGAGTAGAGATTGTCAGTTGCACCCGTATAATCACCCGAACAAAATTTTCGTGTAAGATTCCGGAAATTTTTATCAATAACCTCCTCTTCCTGAGGAGTTCCGGTAAGTTCAAACACAGGGTGTTTCGCCAAAAATTTGCGAAGCGGGTCGATGAAAGCATTCATGACAAACATAAGATAAGGTGGGCATTTAGTAATCATCCGTACTTTCAGGGCCTCAGATAGGGCCACCGGAGTTACTAACGGTGATTCCACGAGAGCACGTTTAACTGCATACTGCAGTGTCTCAACGTAGTCACTGATTATTGGATTTTTATCATAATTCAGTGACGGTCGGACGCAATCCTCGCCCTTCGAGTCTCGAAAGAGTTCCGGCAGAGCCTGGCCGTTTCCAGCCAAGTTGCTAGATCTCTGGAGATCTACTCGAGGAGCGATATCCGTCCAAGACAATCGCCGTTTACCTTGATAAAAAGGACTATTTACTATTGTCGCCACGCTTCCACCTTCAACACGATTTCGGACGTAATTCGCCGAGGTTGAAGGGACGCGAGGGACACAGTAGACATCGTATGGGGTCGTACGAAATTTTCCGACCACCTGCCTAACCTTGGCACGTATACGAGTCTCCAGCCAAATTTGATCAAAACTTTTTGGCTCCGGAATAACCGGGCCTTGCTGGAACAAGTCCTCTACCCACTTCTCTTTTGCCTCAATCAAACATTCCTTATCAGGACGAGGCAAGCCCCCCTTGATGCTAATAAGCATCGTGTTCATTAAACAGTCAAAAAGGGAAGGGTCTTTTCTACTCAAACAAACAACAAACCTCGAGCCCCGACCACAAAGAAGGTCTCCAGGGCGAGGTAATTCCTCACGAAAACTCAAATCATGCTCATAGGCTAAGCCTGAATGATATCTCCAAAACGATATAAGTAAGAATTTCATCGTCTTGACCCAAGCCGAAGGAGACTCAGGATTTCGATAAGACATCAAACACCGTTGAGCACGGCGCATACTTCGCGATATATCATATTGACACTCCGTTGCGAAGCCGAATACCTCCCAGATTCGAAGAATGCGTCTAAAGCATTTACTAAAAAAGGTTCGTACCCGCGGGGGTAAGCTAGACAATTTCCATTTATCATAAAGGACTCTTGCCTGCTTGCGGGGGTCGTAGGCCTGACCAGGCTTGCGATCTAAATTATCGTGCAAACTAGGTCGTTGATCGACCGTGGCCATGTTCTCTTTACCTTCATTTAACTCTGAGGTTCTATACGCTTCACCAGCCGTATTGGAACTCATCATGAGGGGGATAAAAGAACTACCCAAAGAATAACCTTCAGGTACCGTTGTCTTAAGCAACGAGGCGCAGGACCCAGCAACAGTGCTGAGGACCACCGCCCCATTACTTCTCTCAGGGAGCGAAAGATTAAGCTCCGAGAGAGGTATGGATCTAGA